CTCTCGACCTCTTCCACCGCCACCTCGACGCCTGCCGGACCTGCCGCGAGCAGCCGATGGCCCTCTGTCCCATCGGCGAGTCGCTCCTGCGGACCGCCGGGAGCGCCGCCGAAGACGCCATCTTCGAGTCGCTGAAGTTCGCGCCGGCCGAGGGGACGCGCTTGTGACGTGGTCGCTCCCGGATGGTCGCCCGCCGCGTGTGTGGCAGGCCGAGGCCGTCGACGCCGCCGTCCGCGCGATCCGCGACGGGCGACGGTCTGTCGTCGTTGCCCCGACCGGATCCGGGAAGGCGGTCGCGATCGCCCGTCTTTGTCAGATGGCCCGCCAGCCCGTCGTCGTCGTCGCCCCCCGACAGGCGCTCGTCGACCAGCTCGCCGAGACGATCTCGTGGTTCTGTTCTGGTCGCGTTGGCCGCTTCTACGCCGACGTGAAGGAGCCTGCCGCGCCCATCGTCGTCGCCTGCCTGCCGTCGTTGTCGGCGCTGCGGCCCGCCATGCCTCGGCCGCCCGGCCTCGTCATCCTCGATGAGGTTCATCGCGCCGAGCCGTACGCGGACCAGATCAACGCCTTCGGCGGCGCCGTCCTCGGCTTCTCCGCGACCCCGTTTCGGTCCGACGGCCCCATCTCGGTCGTCCGCGACGTCGCCTACCGCTACACCTACGCGCGCGCCCTGTCCGAAGGCGTGCTCGTCCCCGTCATCCCCCGGTGGAACGTCGGAGACGGGATCGACGACGTCGACGACCTCGTCGGCCGCTTCCTCGCCGGTCAGCCCGGCGCCGGCGTCGTCAACGCGTCGACCATCGCCGATTGCGACGCCGCGGCCTCCCGCTTCGACCTCGTTGCCATCCATTCCCGCGCGCCCCGCTCGCTTCTACGCGAGTTCCGCGAAGGCGCGTTCGACCGCGTCTGCGACGTCCACATGCTCACCGACGGCTTCGATGCGCCTCGGATCGCGTGGCTCGTCCTCCGGAAGGCCGCGCTGTCGAAGCTCGCTCTCATCCAGCGAATCGGCCGCGGCGTTCGTTCCTTTCCCGGGAAGACCGCGTGCGTCGTCTTCGACCCGCACGGCATCCTTCGCCTTTACCGCCTCGACACCCCCGAACGGCTCGGCGAGGCGATCGAGAACCTCGGAGACGGAAGCGATCCGCGCGACTACGCGCCGGCGGACATCCCCGAGATGCCGATGTCCATCGCGATCTCCGAGGCCGAGGCGTGGTCGCGGACGATGCTGCTCATGCTGGAGCTCGCCGGCCAGGACGTCGGCCGCCTGACCTGCTCCGGTCGCAGCCTGCCCGCGTCCGCCCGGGAGGTCGCGCGTCTGACCACCCCAGGAGGCTCGAAGCACCCTCCCGTCTGGTACGCCAGGTATCTACCCGAGCCGGCGAGAGAGACGGTCAAGCGGCTCGTTGCGCTCGCGGAAACGGCCGGAATCTCCTCGGGCTGCGCGTCCGACCTTCTCCGCATCCTGACCGTGGCGAAGGGGCTCGCCGCCGAGTCCGCGTCGTCCTGGGTTCGCGTCAAGCTCAAGAAAGAACGGATCGCGAAGGCGAAGGCCGCGCTCGAAGCCGACCCGGACAACCCGGACCTCAAGCGCGCCCTGCAAGACGCGAAGGCCGAGCGGACCGGGGCGCCCATCCCGTGGGCGTGGCCGAATGAGCTCGAGGTCCCGGTCATACCGGACGACGTCTTTCGCGGCTTGGAACGGAAGAAGGGGGCAGCATGATCAGCCTGGGGATCGATCCGTCCGCGTCCGACCCGGGCGCCGCCGTTCTCCTCGATGGGACGGCCGTGTTGTGGTGGGGCGTCTGGTCGAAGGTGGTCGCGGGTTTTCGCGTTCGCTCCGCCAATCGGTACGAACATGTCTTCCCTTGTCTTAACGGCGTGTCCTTGCGCATCGCCAATGACGTGTCTTCTTTCACCGTCCGTGTCGATGGCCATTACGTCCAGACCTTCACGCGCATAGCGGAATTGCGGATCGTGGTGGAATCACCGATCGAGGGCCGCACTGGCATGCGACGCGGGACAACAACCGCGCTGGCCGAGGCGTGCGGCGAGTTGATCGGCCCCCTCCGCCACCTCACCGACCAGCCCATCCTCCGCCCCGTCGCGGTCGAGCGGTCGAAGTCGAAGCCGCCAGGATGGCGCCGACAGGTCCTCGGCCTCCCGAACACCACACCCGCCGACCAGGCCGAGGCCTACGCCGTCGCGAGGGCGCCGCTCCTCTTCCGGTGGAACCCGGATCCGTTCGCGGAAAGAAAGCTGACGAAAGGCGAGCTCGGCGCCTTGGCCGAGGCGGCGTGCATCGCGGCGTACCTGCACGCCTATCGCACCGACTCTATCTCGCGCCTGTAGCCGCGGGCCGCCAGAGCTTCGATGAGCAAGAGGCGAACTGCGTCCGACTCTTCGCGGCTGTCGTCAGCCTCAAAACGGCGCAGTAGCGCAAAAAGCCACGGCGGGATCCTGGCGCGAACGGTGGGGGATGCAGGCATGGACACAATGTAGCACTTTGTGCTTGACGCCCGCAACCGGAAGCCGTATGGTGGTGGGGAGAGCTGAAGACCGAGCGTTCTCCTCATTGAGGATTATCAGTTCAAATCTGATCTACGGCTCGCCGTAGACGCCCAGCCGGTAGGGCAACCGTTCGGTCACTCCTCGCTCTCATCCTTCTGTTCTTTGATTCGTCCAGAGCTGAAGAGTCACGGTTAACTTCACGCTGTGGGTTCAGGGTTCAACTCCCTGCGCCGATCTCGGTCGACGTAGCTCAACGGAAGAGCAACAGTCCAAACGCCGCGGCCCGCCAACATCGCTCTGGCATCCTTTCTTTTCCGCGAGCTGCCGGTGAACGGTTACCGCTCAACACGTTAATACCGTTCATCAATTCCTCGCTCGCGGGCCGCTTCGAGAGCTGCTGTTCGACGGTTAACCATTGGGTGGCTACGCCCGTCGTGCGTTCCTCGCTCTCGATCCTTCGGCCCGCGGTCCATTTCCGGATCGCGGGCCTTTTTCGTCCAGGAGGGGAACATGACTACGCCGATGCAACGACACGCCCAGGGGCCGACGCCGGCCGACCGCGCCATCCTCGGACGTGACGCCGAGATGGCCCCGAACCACGGCGGCGGCGTGGCGTTCCTCGCCGGAGACTGGACGCAGTTTCAGCGCTTCCTCATCCTCGGGACCGAGGGCCAGACCTACTACTGCACCGAGAAGGAGCAGACGCTGGAAAACGTGGGCGTCGTTGCCCGCGTCGCGAAGGAAGACGGCCGACGCGCGCTGCGGATGGCCGTCGACGTGACCCAGGCCGGTCGCGCGATGAAGAAGGCGCCCGCGATCTGGACGGTCGCGTGGCTCTTGAAAAACCACGCCGACGTCGAGGTCCGGCGCGAGGCGGCTGCGGCCGTTCCGCTCGTCTGCAACATCGGCACCGACATCCTCATGCTCGTCTCGATGTTGAAGGGCTTCCGTCACGGCTTCTCGCGCCTGACGAAGAAGGCCATCGAAAGCTGGTACACGAAGCGCGATCCGGCCGCGCTCGCCTTCCAGCTCATGAAGTACCAGAGCCGCGAGAAGTTCGCGCACCGCGACGTTCTCCGCCTGCTGCGTCCCTCCGGTCACGAGCGGAACGGCGAGTTTGACCGCGTCCTGCGCTGGGCGACCAAGGGCTGGGAGGGCTCGACCGACATCCCGGCGCCTACCGATGCGATGCGCATCCTATGGGCGTTCGAGCGGGCCAAGGTCGCCGACGAGAAGGAGACGATCTCTCTCATCCGCGACCATCGCCTGCCGCGAGAGGGCGTGCGGACCGAGATGCTCAACTCGCCCGCGGTCTGGGACGCGCTGCTCGACGACATGGGCGCGACCGCGCTCGTCCGCAACCTCGGGAAGATGTCGGCCGTCGGCCTGTTGACCCCGCTGTCGGACGCGGAACGCAGGGTCAGCGCGAAGCTTTCCGACGAAAGCTACGTCGTCAAGGCGAAGCTGCATCCGCTTCGTACGCTCCTCGCGATCGGCACCTACGCGCAGGGTCACGGTGAGAAGGGCGGCCTCACCTGGAAGCCCGTCCCGCAAGTCGGCGCCGCGCTCGATACCGCGTTCTACAACGGCTTCAAAGGGCTCGTCCCGACCGGGAAGAAGCACCTGCTCGCGCTCGACGTGTCGGGTTCGATGGGCGGCCGCCTGTCGGGCCATCCGCTGACCTGCGCGCAGGCGACCGCGGCGCTCGCGATGGTCCGCGCCCGCGTCGAGTCCAGCTACTACGTCATGGGCTTCACTCACAACTTCATCGACCTCGGCATCCACGGGAAGATGACGCTTCAACAGGCGACGGGGCAAACCCTCCGCTCGGACTTCGGCCGCACCGACATCTCGCTGCCGATGCGGTGGGCGCTTCAGAACAAGATCCCGGTCGACGTCGTCGAGGTCTACACCGACAACGAGCTCAACACGGGCATGCAGCCGACGCACGCGCTCGACGCGTATCGGCACGGCATGGGCCGCGACGTCCACCAGGTCGTGTGCGCGATGACGGCTACCCGCTTCACCGTCGCCGACCCGGCCGACCCGAAGCAGCTCGACGTTGTCGGCTTCGACGCCGCGCTGCCCGAGATCGTGAACGCGTTTCTGGACGCGTAACGATCCGGTGTGGTAGCGTCCCGTCATAGCCCGATAGCCGTCGGGCGATAGCTTGAGCGCGGTCCGGCGGATGCCTTGCGGGACCGGGCCCGGACGGTGGGCGGCTACCCCCGTCCGGGCCTTTCCGCGTCCGAGGTCTTTGATGAGAGTCGACCTCCCGACCGCTTTCGTTCGAGCCTCCGGGAACCTTGGGCCGGGCGGGATCGTGGTCGGTGCCGAGTGGCCGGACGGCCGCTGGCGCGTCGTTTCCCGGTCGGTCGTCGCGGAACCTGCCACCGTCAACATGTACGAGGTTCTCGCGGTCGAACTCGCGATGGATGTGCTCGGCGACGGCGACGTCCGGATCGTCTCGCGGTCGAACTGCGCGCTATCCTGGTTGTGCGCGTCGGAGCCGAACCCGAGGCCCGATGTCGAGCGGGTCCGGCTTCGCGCCGCGGATCCTCGATTCATGCTCGACCGGCCTGCCGACGACGTAGAGCGAGGACGGACCGACCGTCTCCGAGCGTACGCTGACGACGCGAGGCTTCTGGGCCGGCTGGTCGACATTTTCGGAGTCGCGCGCCGATGAGCTCCGCTGCTGAACCCGAGCCGACGATGTTGAACGCAGCTCTCGCCTACGCCGCCCGCGGATGGCGCGTCTTTCCGGTCGCCCCCGGCGCGAAGGTTCCCCTGATTCCGAAGTCGGCCGGCGGCAACGGCTGCCACGACGCCACCACCGCCGTCGACATCATCCGGGAATGGTGGACAGATCATCCTGACGCCGGAATCGGCCTACACTGCGGCCCTCCGTCCGGCGTCTTCGTCCTCGACGTCGACGTCGACAAGGGCGGCCAGGAATCCCTCGACTCCCTTGAAGCCGCCTTTGGACCGCTACCCGAAACGCTCGCGGCGAAGACGGGTTCTGGCGGTTCACACTTCTTCTTCCGCTGTCCGGCCGACCGCGGGATCCGGAACAAAGTGAAGCTCAAGGGCCCGGACGGAAAGCGTCTCGCCGGCCTCGATGTGCGCTCCGGCGGCGGCTACGTCGTTCTGCCCCCCTCGCGCCATCCGAACGGCAACCTCTACGCCTGGGCCTGGGACGCCGAGGTTGTCGACCCTCCGGCCTGGCTCCTCGACCTCGTCTCGCCCGTCGCGCCGCCCCCGCCCCTGCGCGTCGTCGTTCCATTTCCGTCCCCGAGCTCGTCCGTCGACCCGGCCCGTCGGTACGCGGCTGGCGTCGTGCGTCGGTCCGTCGAGCGCATCTCGCAATCGGCCCAAGGCAACCGACACGACGCGATCAACCTCGCCGCCTACAACGTCGGTCAGTTTTCCGCTCTCATCGACCTCGCCTCGGCCCGCGCCGACCTGATCGCCGCCGGACTCGCGGTCGGAAAGGACGCGAGTGAAGTCGAGCGGACCGTCGACGACGGCCTTCGCGCTGGCGCCGAGAAACCGCGCGACCCTCCTGGCGACGTGGGCCTTCGGACCGTGTTCGCAGTCGCCGCCGCCGTGCATGCCGCGCCCACCCCCGAGGCCCGCAAGCTCGCGACCGCCCCCCTCCTCGACCCGACCGTTCGCGCCTCTCTCGTCGAAGCGAAACGCGAACGCCCCGACGAGCTCGGCGCGGCTCTCCTCGAGCTGGGCGCCGTCCGCGGCCTCGCGAAGTCCACCGAACGCCTCGAAGCCGAACTCGCCGCCGAGGCGAAGCGGCTCGACCGCGAAGAACGTATCGCGGCCGCGCAAGCCGCGATCTGGGGACCGCCGGACGACGAAACCACCGAGGAGTTCGGTCCGAACCCGGTCGTCATGGACCTCCTCGACTGCCGCGAAGTGTCCGACGGCGTCTTCGTCCCCATCCGCACCCTCAAGAACCTCGTCACCATCCTCGAACGCGATCCCCGCTGGTCCGGCGCCATCAAGAAAGACCTGTTCTCCGGCGTCGTCTCCTTCCGCGGACACGACCTCACCGACGACCACGAACGCGAAACCGTCATCTGGGTCGACACCCACTACAAGATCCGCGCGACCCCGGAGAACATCTCCCACGCCATCCACGTCGTCGCCTCCCGTCATTCCGCCCATCCCGTCCGGGAATACCTCGAAGGCCTGACCTGGGACGGCTCCGAACGCGCGATGAACCTCCTTCATACCTACTTCGGTGCGGCCGATACCCCGCTTCACGCCGAACTCTCGTGGCGCTGGCTCGTCTCCTGCGTCGCCCGCATCTTCGACCCCGGCTGTCAGGTCGATACCACCCTCGTCCTGACCGGAGCCCAGGGCGCCGGAAAAACCTCCGCCTTCCGTATCCTCGCTGGAAAGCCCGAGTGGTACTCCGGTTCCATGCTGCAGCTCAACAACAAGGACGCCTACTCATCCATCCGCGGCGTCTGGATCTACGAGCTCGCCGAGCTCCGCTCCCTCCGCCGGTCCGACGCCGACACCATCAAGGCCTTCCTCACGGAGTGCGTCGACAAGTACCGGCCCGCCTACGGCCGGAACGACATCCGCTCCCGCCGCCAGAACGTCTTCGTCGGTACCACCAACGACGACGAGTTCCTCGTCGATGCGACCGGCTCCCGCCGCTTCTGGCCCGTCGCCGTCTCCTCCATCGACCTCCCCGCCCTCCTCCGCGACCGCGACAACCTCTGGGCCGAAGCCGTCGCCCTCTACAAACACGGCCTCCGCTGGTGGCTCCCCCCCGATGTCGCCGTTGACCTCGATACCGCATCCGCCGGCTTCCGCGAATCCCACCCCTGGCTCCAGCCCATCGAACACTGGCTCGACTCCCGCGCCTCCGACGTCACCGTCTTCGAAGTCCTCGACCAGGCCCTCCAAATGCCCCCAGACCGCATCCAGAAACGCCACCAGAACGACGTCGCCGACATCCTCAAACTCCTCGGCTGGTCCCGCTCCTCCCCCCTCCGCCGACGCGGTCGAGGCGGTCCCCCGATCTGGGTCAAGCTCTAGCCAGTACAGCCGCCGTGAGGTATGGTCCCTCATCTGCGGCCGGTCCGCGGGCCTTTTCCGTACACACCCCCCCCCGCGTACAGACCCCGTACACACCCCTGTACACACCCCCCGTGTGTGCATTTTTGTGCGCCTTGTCCCCGCATGTTCGAGGGTGCACACACCTCACACCCGAAACCAGAAGACCTCTGGCGCGCGCCGCGCGCTCTCTCTTTACACGTGTACCTATAGAGAGCGCGGACGGTAGAAATGTACTCCTAAGGAATTGAGAGAGAGGTGTGTACACTTCTAATAAGGCCCATAGGTGGTCTGTTTTCGTGCACACACCCCCGTGTGTACATGGGTGTGTGCAGGTCTGTACGTGTGTGCATCCGCGTATCCGGATGAGCAGATGACAGCGTTGCACACGCTTGACGTGCTACCGTAAGCCCATGGGGAACCAACTACTTCGCCAACAGATCGGCCCGATTCACCCGATGACCCGGTTCGGGCCCGAGGTCGTCGACCGCATCGTCGCCCACGTGAACGAAGGCCACACGTTCGTCTCGGCCGCGGCCGTGTGCGGGATCAGCCTGCGGACCATCCACCACTGGCTGCGCCGCGGGCGCGACGCCGTCTCGGCTCTGGGCCAGGGCATCGAACCAGACGAGGCGGACCGACCGTACGTGGACTTCGTGATGCGCGTGTACGCGGCCGAAGCGGAGTGCGCCGGCACCGCGGTCGCCGCGATCAAGAAAGCGTGGATGGCAGGCGACTGGAAGGCCGCGGCGTGGTGGCTCGAGCGGCGCCGGAACGACGAGTACGGGTTGAAGCAGGTCGTAGTGCAGGAGACGGTGGACGCGCCGATCGACCGGGCGCTGCTGCGGAAGCTGTTGCTCGAGAAGCTGGCGGAGATGGACGCGGACGAGACGGTGATCACGGTTTCGTCCGGTTCACCCTCCTCCGGACCGGGCACCCTCCGCGAGAGCAGCGCACCCTCCGCCGGAAAACGCGACGAGGACGGAAGCGCGCCGGACGCGGGCCGAGACCAGGCCGACCTCGAGGCGAACTCGGACCGGAACCAGGACGGAAACGCGCCGAAGACGTAACGGGACCGCGATGGCCGGAGCGCTTCGTAATGAGCGCTAATAGCTTCGCGGACGGGTAGGGACGGGTCAGACATCGGTTCCGGGACCGAACGCGTCACAGACCCCATTACGAAGCGGGACGGGGTTCCGGGACCGCGGAGCTGATTCCGGGACCGCGGACCGCTCATACGCGCGCCCGCCCGCGCGCGCGCGCCCGCCCGCCCGCGCGCGCCCGCCCGCGCGCGCGCGCGAAGCGAGAACCGGGCCACCACAGGTCTCGCGTAATGGGCCCTATTGCGCGCCGCGTTGTCCTGACGGTCGGACGCACGGGTCGGGCGCTCGTCGAGGACAATAGGGCCCATTCCGGAGACGTGGCACGGCATCCGACGTCCGGGGTCCGGCGACGCGGTGTCACCGCCACCGGTACGCCGCCGTCCCGCGTGCACCGATAGCGCCCGTGGCGCATGGCACGCGCAATAGGGCCCATTCCGGCGACGGGCGGGCCGGTACGGCGGTCGGCCACGCACGGTGTCCTGCCGAAAAATGACACTTGCGTCATAAACACGTCCGCCCCGTTCCGGAATGGAGCAGGGCGGACCTCGGGCGGGATGGCGGGGTCGGATCACAGGCCGCGGCGCCGCTCGGTAGACGATCGGCCGCGGTGCCACGCGTCGGTCACGTCGCGCGCCTCGTCGGCCGTCGCGCACGCATTGATCCGGCCCGCGAGGTCGGCCGCGTCGGTTTCGCGCTGACAGCGCGCGACGATGGTGCCGCCGCGATCGTCGCGGGTGACGGCATAGACCCGGAGGCAGATCAACCGGCCGCGGTCGTCGCGATAGCCGCTGTCGTTGACCTGGCGCGGGTGGTAGGACGCGGTGGGGCGGACGTAGTCAGTCAGCACGCTCCACCTCCGGGCAGCTGACGCGGTGGTAGCCGACGCCGCCGCAGATGGCGCAGCGGTCGAGGAGCACGCCGCACACAGAGCAGCAGCCCGTGTCGTCGGTGTCGGAGCAGAGGTCGCCGCCCTCGTCGGCGTGGGCGTCGGCGATCTCGCGCAGGATGGCGCGCGAGGTATCGGCGTCGCATCCGAGCCATTCGGCGGCCGCGTCCACATCGTACGGCAGCCACGATCCGGGCTCGCGGCGCTCGGCGCGCAGGATCGCCCGTGCGACATCGCGCGGATACTCCGCGTCGGTCCCGAGGTCGGAGGCGGCTCGCGGCGAGATGATAGGGGTCAGCATGTGGTCTCCATCACGTAAGAGGTAGCCCGCCCCGTCGCACCGGCGGAGGATCGCCGTCCGGCGTGACGGGCGGGCCGGGGTTGTTCGCGGATCACCAGACGCCCCGCTCGCCGACCGTTTCGAGGTCGTCGTCCGGGTCGGGGGCGTCGGACAGACACCACCCGATCCCGGTGACGTACTCCTCCACGCACCCGCCGGTCGCGTCGGCGAGGGCGAGCATGCGGTCGAGGATCGCGACGGCCGCATCCCGCGTCGGGACGCCGGACGAGCGGAGGATCGCGGTCGGGTCGCCAGCACCGCCGACGGCGCCGCCCGACAGGACGGGGCGATCGTCGTCGTCGTACCCGACGACATCGATGCGGACCCCGAGGTAGGCTACAGCACGGTAGACGGGGGCGCTCACGACGCACGCCCCGCGCGCCGCTCGGCAGCGCGTACCGCGTCCATGACGTCCGCGTAGTCCTCGCCGTCGATCGCGGTCGACTGGCCGCGGTCGTCCGCGACGACCTGCGCGCCGCGCTCGTCCCACATGACGCCGTAGGTACAGGTCGGATCCTGGTCGGCGAGGTAGGCGGCCCACTGGCCGGCGCCGACCGACTGCGGGTGCTCCCACCCGCCGCGCGCGATGATCTCCGCGACGAGGGATGCGTTGTTGTACATTGATCCTCCTTTCCGGCGTTAGTCCGCCGACCTCCGGGTCGCGCTGCCGCGGCCCGGACGTCGAGGGGCTACCGAGCCCGATCAACGGCGGAGACGGGCGAGGAATTGGGCCGCCTCCGACTGCGCCGCACCCTGGTCGTCATAGGAGTGGCCAAGGGCCCGGATCGCATCGTGGAGCACGGTCAGGGGAGTCTCGCCGGCGACCACCTCGCGGGCCACCGCATGCATGTGCTCGCGCGCCGCACGCGTATCCATGAGCGCGGGGGTGAGGCCCGGCTCGACGTCGTACGAGGGATGCTGGTGAGTCGACATGTGATCCTCCTCTGTGGTGTGTGTGTCAGAGCGTCGAGCCGCCGGGTAGCAGCTCGCGGATCTCCGAGAGAGGCAGCCAGTGGCGCCGGTAGACGGCGAGGCACTCGGGGCATGTGACGCAGTGGACGCCACTGCCGCTATACCGGCGCCCGTCGGTCGCGCCGCACAGGGTGCGGCCATCGCGCGGGGCGCCGTGAGTGAGGGGATAGTAGTAGCTGATAGCTTGCCGCATTGATCCTCCTCTGTGGTGTCAGCGAACAATCTGCGGGCCCGCGTCCGTCCAGCGGGCGCGCGCGACGATGACGCGGAGGCCGCGGCGCTCCGACGCGCCCTTCACGCGCGCCGCCGCGATCCTCGACTCCGAGAAAAACGCGCCCTCCGGGCTGACGACGAGCCACCCGAGCGGCGCCGGCTCGTCGTAAGAGATGAGCGCGTGCTTGATCGCGGGCTTCGCGTCGACCTCGTCGCAGTAGGCGTGCATGGGGGCGATCCTCCGGGCCAGGCGTCAACCGCCGGTCACACAGTCACTGTACACCGCACCCGGCTTGTCGTGTACCGTAATATTGTCACCATATGTCACGAACCCATGCCCCCCCTACCCTGAAAACGCGTTCAGGGGCCCCCCGTCTCGAGGTCCGGCGCGCGGAAAACCTCCCCCTACACGTCCCTCCTGGAAAAACCTCCCTCCCCACCCCTTCCTCAAAACCGAAAGGGTCCCATCCCGGGTTACCGTCCTAAGGGTTGGTTCTCGGCCCGTTCTGACGGCATCGGAACCGTCAAACCCGCCGATCCCGGAGAAAAGGGAGCCGAGGGTCACTTCCGGCGCCGGAGGGCGAAGCGAAGGCTTTCGGTGCTGGTACCGAGGAGTTCGGCCGTTTCTTGGAGGGACTTTCCTTCGGCGAGGAGGGCGCGAGCGCGGTCGAGGGGGAGGGGGTTCCAGCGGTTGTAATGGCGGAAGCGGGGGGCGTCGGGATGGCGTTGGAAGTAGTCGTCGACGGCGTCGCGGGGGATGCCGGTTTTTTCGGCGATGTCGCGCTGGGACATGGTCCCGGCGAGGGGTTGGATGAGGGCGTCGCGGCGGTCTCGGGCGATGGAGGTAGCTGGGGGGAGGTTGAGGTCGCGGCGGATTTGACGGACGAGGGAGTGATGGGCGCCGAGTTGGGCGGAGATGGCGGCGTTGGAGAGGCCGGCGAGGAGTAGGTCGCGGATGTCGTCGTAGGAGACGGAGGCTCGTTTTTGGGCGGAGAAGGATGGGATGTTGTGGTAGGCGCGCATCTGGGCGATGCGCTGGCGGGAGAGGCCGAGCTCGGCGGCGAGGACGGAGTCGGGGACGGTACCGAGGCGGGGGTCGGGCTTGGGAGAGGGGTGATGTGGGGTGAGGGAGAGGCGGTCGAGGATGCGGCGGATGGTGGGGTCGGAGAGGGAGAGGCGGTCGGCGATTTCGCGGACGGAGAGGCCTTGGCGCCAGAGGGCGGCGACGTCTTTGGAGGCGCGGTGTGGGCGGGGATGGGGAAGGCCGAGGTCGGCGGCGATCCGGGGGATGCGGTAGGGGGCGACGTGGAGGCGTCGGGCGATCTGGTCGACGGGGAGGCCATCGAGCCAGGCCTTCCGAAAGGCGTCGGGGTCGACGGGGGTACGCGGGCGGCCTCTCATCGGCCACCTCCATTCAGCTTCAACGCCTTGATCTGGCGCTTGTAGTCGCGGAGGGTAGCGCGGGCGGCTTCGACTTCGGGGGGAGTGGGGATGTGGAGGGGGACGCCGAGGGCGTTGGCGCCGGCGATGATGAGGGCGCGGGCGGCGGCGGCGCGGGAGAGGTTCTGGGTAGCGGCCCAGGCGTCGACGTCGTCGATGAGCCAGTCGGGCCAGTGGTTCGGGTTGAGGCGCTTCGGTCGGGGCATGGGGTCGGCTCCTTTTCTTCTGGAAGGGTTGTACCACGTCCGACGGCATGGTACAAGTTTCTGGAAGGAGGGGCGATGAACCCGTTCGAGATCTACCCGCAGCACCCGAACGCGCACCCGGAGAGGCCGTGGTGGCGCGCCGGATCGGGCTGGCATCGGCGCGATGGCGCCCGTGTCTGGTTCGAGGACGGGCGCAGTCTGGTCGGCCCCGGACCGGGATGGTGGTCGCAGGCAGAAGAGGCCGACTTCATTCAGCATGCCGACTGTGACGCGGCGCTGTCGTACGTCGACGCCGCCCACCCTCTACCCGCCCCGCCGCCGCTGTGCGGACAGGTGTGGGTGCTGCCGAACGGCGAGCACGGTCTCGTGACGAGCGTGGTCGGGGGCCTCGTCACGCTCGGGGCGACGTCATACCCCGAGGAGCTGTGGCCCCCCGGGGGCGCCGTCCTGGTCGCCGGCCCTGGCTCGCCGTGGGCGCCGGCGGGGTGGCGGCCATGACCACCATCTACATCGCGCCCGACGGCGCGTGGCAGGCGGACGCGGTTCTGTGGGCGAAGCGGGAACTGGAGGTACGGGATGAACGCTGATCTTGAACGGCTCGGCCGTCGCGCTGTCTCCTGCAAGGGCTGGCGCTGGCGCAAGGGCATGTCGACGTTGAGCGGCGCGGTCCTGCTCGGCGACAACGGGGTGTGCTGGCGCCCCGGGGACGGGTTCGGCTCGTTCAGCGAGGTCGACGAAGCGGAGCTGCCGGATCTTTCCGACCTTGCGACCGTCGGGGCGCTGCTGGGGCTTGTTCGGGAGGCCTGGGGCATCCATGACCTCTACAGCCCCGTCGTTGCCGAAGCCCTGGTCGCGGCCCTGGAGGCGGCGCCATGAACCACGACGACGACCATGCGGGATTGTGGCCGTTCCTTCTCGCGTTTCTGCTGCTTCCCGGCGCGGCTGTCTGGTACGCCGCTGTCGCGGCGGATTGCCCGAACGGCGTGGTCGTCCGTGGCATGCTCGGGCCCGTCTGCGTGGCGCGGCCATGAAAAACCTCGCCCTCGCGGCGAACAAGGGGAGAACACCATGATCAAGTCGTACGACAACGAGGACGAGGCGCGTGCGGACCTTCGGGGCGAGGCGTTGGACCGGGTCCTGACGGTGCTCGACAACGGGCAGGTCGCGGTCGTCATGGACGGGCAGGCGACGCCGATGCCGATGTGGCTGGACCTGCCGCTCGAGAAGGGGGGCCGGGTAACGGTGAGGTCGACGGACATCGGGAGCGTGTGGGCGGAACCACGCGGCACGACGGTCACGCTCATGTCGGGGGCGACTCTGCGCACGCCGCTGACGTACGCGATGGTGCTGGACGTGCTGTCGACGACGGGGATGCAGGTGTCACGGCTGGAGGCGCCGGACATGAAGCCGGCGAATGGGTGGTAGTTGACGACGCGCCAGCGCGCAGTCGAAGAACGCGCGCGTGCGCCTGCCGTGGGGCGGCGGCCAGACGGTCATGGTGACCTGCTGGGAAAACTGCGTTGCAGCCTGCACCGACTGCAACTGGAAGAAGGCCGACCGGACGCCGGAGCAGGCCGGGCTACGGCTACGCTGGTTGCCGCACGCGCCGACCCCGATGGACGTCCTGCGGATGACGCTGATCCGCATGGACATCCCGGAAGAATGGGACGACTACCTGCCCGTCGCGCAAATGGCGCCGAGGGGGTCGAATGACCGCCCAACCCTGACGCGCCCTGGCGGCTGCCCGTAGCCCGGCCGCCGAGCGGCGAGAAAACGACGGCCCCGGTCGGTGCTCTATCCCGGTAAGAAACGGGCACCGACCGGGGCCTAGGGCTTTCTTGGACCCTTCTAGAAGCTTCAACTGGCGAGAGGCCGGCGCCGCCCGAGGACTTGCACCTCTCCGGGTACGGGTTCGACTCCCGACTCGTCTCCACTTCCGCCTTGAACGTAGCCGTTCACTTGCGCACGGTCAAGCATAATGATCACTTTGTCCTTGACTGCGCGACCGCTCACGCATACAGTCAGTATGAAGTGAGGCCGAGTCATGCGCAAGCTATCCCGCGAACAGGGACCCTGACTGACGAAACCGTCAGTTTCGGGATAGACTTCCGGGCGTGGCCCCTCCGAAGCAGAAGCTGACGCCCGAGGACGTTGACCGGCTCGTCGCGAAGATGCGGGACGACGAGGCGGCGGCGTTGTTGTCGAAGCTGAAGGCGGAGGCGGAGGCGAAGGCCCGGGTTCAGGCTGACGTGGACTTCGGGTCGTTCGTCCGGCAGTGCTACCCCGACTTCGAGGAGAACTGGCACCACACAATCATGTTCGAGGCGTTGCAGCGGTTCAGTCGGGCGGTGGCGGAGCGCAAGAGTCCGCGGTTGATGATCAACATGCCGCCTCGACATGGGAAGAGCTCGATCGCAACGGAGCGGTTTCCGGTCTGGCACCTCGCGCACTACCCGTCGCACGAGATCATGGTCGCGTCGAACACGCAGGATCTCGCGAACATCTTCTCGCGGTCGGCGCGCGCGCTGGCGACGGACTTCCAAGGGCAGTTCCCGGGGCTGGCGCAGGGGACGACCTGGGGCGTCGAGCAGTGGCGCGTCAAGGGCGGCGGGTGCTACACCGCGGTTGGCGCCGGGACGGCCATCCAAGGAAAGGGGGCCCATATCCTGGTCATTGACGACATCCTGTCAGGACAACAGGCTGCGATGAGCGACCTCCAGCGGAACACGGTCTGGGAATGGTACCGGGCCGATGCGTACAGCCGTCGCGCGCCGGGGGCGGGGGTGCTGTGCATCTCGACGCGATGGCACCTCGACGATCCGCCGGGGCGGATGTTGGCGATTGCGGAGCAGACCGGGGAGAAGTGGGAGGTCATCAGCCTCCCGGCGATCGCCGAACATGACGAGAAGTACAGGAAGGCGGGCGAGGCGCTTCATCCGGCGCGGTTTCCGCTGGCCGAGCTCGAAGTCAGCCGCGCGATGGACCCGGGCTGGTTCGCTGCGATGTACCAGCAGAACCCGGTTCCCCGGAGCGGCGGCCTGTTCAAGCGGGACTGGCTGGCGTGGGACGAGAACGGGCAGCCGATCCATCGGTTCGACGACCACCCGCAGCGACCGGAGACGCCGTGGGACGAGGTTGCAATCACGGTCGACACAGGCTTCAAGGCAAAGGAGTCGGCCGACCCGACGGCGATCCTGGTGTGGGGCCGGAGGGGCCCGAAGTTCTGCCTGCTCGACGCGCACGTCCAGCGGATGGACCTGCCAACGCTGCGCGAGGTCTTCAGGTTGATGGTCATCAAGTGGCCGCAGGCCGGCCTGAAGCTCATCGAGGAGCGGGCGAGCGGCGTCGACCTCATCGCCGACATGAAGTCGCAGATCTCGGGGATCGTGCCGTACGACCCGGCCGGGGACGGCGACAAGTTCGCGCGGGCGAATCGGGTCACGCCGTACTTCGCGGCCGGTGACGTGCTTTTCCCGCAGGACCGGTACGCGCCATGGCTGCGGGCGTACGTGGAGGAGCTCGCGAACTTCCCGTACGCGAAGCACGACGATCAGGTCGACGCGACGTCGCAACTGCTCTCGCACTGGACGGCGAAGGGCACCATCAAGCACAGCAATCGCGGCCTCGAACTACTACTTCGGCAGTTCGGGCCCGCAGCTTTCGCGTGAACCTGACGACGTCGTCAGTCTTCCGTGATACCCTCCGGCCTGAAACGGAGGTCTCATGGCGAGCCAGCGCGTGGGCGAGCGCCCCGAACTGCACAACGGGGCGATCATCCAGGTTTCCGGGCTTCAGTTGCTCGTCCCGGGGGACGGGCCGCTCTTCCTGAACAGCCCGCTCCGGTGGGCCGCGCATGGGCCGCCGAACATCGCGGCGCCTTGCGCGTACTGCGAATGGCTCGACGTCGACGCGGGCGTCGAGTACAAGTCGGCCGGCGACGGGACCTGGTCGATCGGCGTGCCGGAGAACAACTTCGGCGCGAGCGGCCTGAAGACCGACTTGATCGCGCAGTCGACTGCGGCGGGCGGCGTCGTCCTCGACCTGACGAGCGGCGCGACGGGCGTGTCGCTGGTGAAGCTGACCGACAACCTCGCGGCGGCGTGGACGATCAAGGAAGGCACGAACGCCTACCTGACGTTCGTGACGACGGACAACGCGGAGGCCATCAACGCGACGAAGCGCCTGACGACCACGGACGGGGTCGCGTCGGGCACGGCGCGCGTGGTGGGCGGTCGGGCGGCGTCGGACACGAGCCTGCCGACGGCCACGAACACCGTCAACACGATCCTGCCGATCGGCTCGGGCTACACGATCCCGGCGAACACGCTCAAGACCGGCAGCAAGGTGGTCGTGTACGCGCACTACGAGGTGACGACCTCGGCCGGCGCGACCACGCTGACCTTCACGCTGACGCTGGGCGGCGCGACGGTCCAGGCGACGAGCGCGGTGGACACGTCGCTTCACGACAAGGGCTGGATGCGGTTCGAGTTCATGTGCGGCACGGCGGGCGCCGGCGCGAAGATCTACGGTTCCGGCACCTACATCGACCCGGCTGGAACGACGGTGAAGACGTTCCACACCGCGTCCGGTGGCACCTCGCTCGACACCACGTCGGCCCAGGTCGTGTTGCCGAACGCGACATGGTCCGCGAACGGTTCTGACAACGTGGTCACGCTCGACGCCTTCACGGTCGAGATCGCGTAGACCATGAGCCTTCGCGCCCGAATCGCGGCGCGGCTTCTCCCCGCCCCCGCCGTTGCGCCATCGGTTCCCACGGTGGCCTCGGCGGGGCTTTCTTCGACGCGCGACGATAGCGTCGCGAACTTCCTGACCGGCCTCGGCGGCTGGGGCGACAAGACGACCGCGGCCCAGGTCGACATGCAGCGGGGTCCGCTCCAGTGGATTCAGCTCGACCAGCTCTGGCGGTTCAACGCGTACGCGAAGCTGGTCGTGAACCTGCTCCCGGCCGAGGCGTGCCGGAAGGGATGGTGGGTCGAGGACTCCACGGAGCAGGTCGACCCGTTCCAGACCGAGTTCCAACGGCTGGCCGTGCTCCCGCTCTTCCAGGAGGCGTGGACGTGGGGCCGTCTGCACGGCGGCGCCGTCATCGTCATGGTGACCGACGAGACGACCCCGTACGACCTGTCGTCGCCTCTTGACCTGTCGAAGGTGAAGGGGATCAAGGCGCTTCAGGTCATGTCTCGGTATGAGGCCGCGCCGGCCGACTTCGACGGCGACATCACATCGGACAACTTCCGCGAAGTGAAGATGTGGCGGCTCGCGCCGATCGTGGCTGCGACGCAGCCCGGGGCGAACAGCGCGCTGACGTACTTGCTCGGGAAGGAAGTTCATCACAGCCGCGTGCTGTACTTCGCGGGAGAGCGTCTTCCGCCGGCGATGCGGTACGCGAACGGCGGGTTCGACGACAGCGTGCTTCAGGCGACGTGGGACCCGATCCGGAACATGACCGTCATCGATCAGGCGGCGGCGATTCTGGCGCAGGAATGGTCCACATCGGTCCAGAAGATCAAGGGTCTCGCGTCGCTGACGACGTCGGACCAGGCGAGCACGCTGTTCACGCGCATGACGATTCAGCAGCGTCTTCGCGGGCTGACGAACGGCCTCATCATGGACGCCGAGGACGACTTCGCCCTGAAGCAGATCCGGGCCTCGGGCTGGAAGGAGGTCCACGAGAGCGCTCGCGCGGCGCTTGCGGCCGCCTCGCGGTACCCGGAGACGGTCCTATTCGGCCAGCCTCCGGGCGGCTTGAACACCGACGGCGACAGTCACCGCGCGCTCATGGCGAACCTCGTGACGAGCGGGCGGCAGCAGCGGCTTCGGCCGAACCTGTTGCGGCTGGTCGAGGTGCTGTACGCGGCGCGGGCGAACACGGGGGGCGGCGAGGTCCCCGGGGCGTACGACGTGAAGTTCCCGGCGTACGAGGAGATGTCCGACACCGAGATCGCGGAGATGCGGTGGCGGATCGCGCAGACCGACCAGGTCTACATGACGAACGGGGTCGTCTCGGCGAAGGTGGTCGCGGCGTCCCGGTACGGCCCGGAGGGGTACTCGACGGAGATCCTCCCGGTCGACCCCGAAGATGTGGAGGAGGTCCCGGGAAAGCCGGTTCCGCTGGTCGGCGCGGGGTCGAAGATGGGGAACGCGGACGCGGCTGCTCCGTCGGCCCTGGTCGGCATCTACGGAACGGGGCGCGCGGGCGGCGAGAACCACTGGCGGCTCGGCGCGAACGCGGTCCGTCTTCCGGACGACCGACTTCCGGGCTGGGCGGTCGAGCACATCACCGGCCCGGACGCGGGGCCCGCGCTGACGGCGAGGATGGGGACGTCCGCGGTGGTCGAGGTCTACCAGATCACGGCGCCCGCGCTGGCGGCGCTCGACGAGTACGAAGCGCCTGACTTCACGCGCCGGACGGTCACGCTCGCGTCGGGCCTGCGGGTCGGGGTGTGGTTCCCGACGGGGGTTCCGGCGAAGGATCAGCCGGAAAGGTAGCGGCAGTACTGGATGAACTCGTCGAACGGCGTCTTCGTCCGCATCCGGTCGCCGTCCGCCGTGCGGACCTCGGCGCCGTCTTGCTCGCGTCGAATCGATGTGATCTGGTCGCAGTTTACGAGAGCGCGGCCGCCGTCGATGAGGTCCACCGTGAGGAACTTCACCGCCCCTCCCTGACGGCGATGTCGTTCCACACCTTGATGGTGTCGAACATGTCGCCGACGTGTACGACTTGATGGCCGCAGTCCTTGTTCGGGCAGAAGGCGAGCCACCGGCCCTGTCCGATGTCTTTGAGCTGCGGGGTGTGCCCGCACTTGCAGGGGAGAAGGCGGGTCACGGGTGCTCCTTGTCCTTCCGCCGCTCGCGGGCGATGGCGCGCTGCACGGCGATGCGGGTCTTCCAGCCTCGCGCAGCAGCGAAGACCAGCAGTTCCGCGATAAATTTACTGGGGCTCTCCCCCTGGTCTCTTACCTCGGCCAGCTTGGCGGCGGCAAGGTCGTCGACGGAAATGTGGAGCGACATGTTCATGGCGCAAGCCTAGCACGGCTCTTGTCGCACCGTCCACGGTAACTGACGCCCCTGTCGGTTTCTGGGGTAGGTTTCGCGTCATGGTGCGGGCACCACGGACCACTACGGGCTTTCGGGCTGACGCGGACGACGCGGTCGGATCAGCGCAGCGTTCCCTCGCGAGCGCGGCGCACGGCATCGGCCGTGATCATGCCGCGATCGAACACGCGGTGGTGGTTCGGGCACAGCATGACGACATTGTCGAGGCTGTCGGAGCCCCCGCTTTTCTTGGCCACGATGTGGCAGACGTCGCACGGGGCCTCGGCCCAGCCACAGATGGCGCATCGCGGCGCGAAGGCGCGCCTAGCCATGATTCGGAAGGTAGCCGTAGACCCGTATCCTTCATCGACTCCGAGCCGGCGTCGGCCTTGCATCAGCCGGGACTGCAAAACGTGTCGGCACGCATTGCTGCATGCGCGTTGCGCGCGTTTCTGTCGAAACGACATCTGGGTGCCGCAGACCTCACAGTCGCGCGTCACAAAGATGGGCGCCCCTTTCGGTCGGCCACGAGCCGCCTCGGCACGACATTCGACGCTGCAAAACATCGCCCGACGTGTCTGGCTCGGATGCGTTCGGACAAACCTGTTGCCGCAAAAAGCGCAGATCTTCCCAGCGTCCGTCGCCATGTGGTGACCTCGTCGTTCCGCCGCGATGCCGCGGACTCCGTGTGGTCGACAGCATACATCAACAACCTTGAAGACGAGTGCTTCCTTTACATCGAACCGGGCGGAACCAAGGACGAAAGCGGCAAGACGACGCCGCGCGACCTGCGGCACTTCCCGTTCAAGGACGCGTCCGGCAAGGTCGACCTCGTTCATGTCAAGAACGCGCTGTCGCGCATCCCGCAGGCCGACGTTCCCGCCGCGGCGAAGGCGGCCGCCACGAAGAAGGCGCAGAGCCTCCTCGAAGCGCATCGCGGCGACGCGGTGACGCGGTACGACCGCGGCGTCGGCCAGCTTCTGCGCCCCTTCAGACGCGACACCGACGGCGCGGTCCTCTACGAGTGTCAGGTCGCGCATCCCGGCGTGCTCATCTACCAGAACGCCGACGGGTCGACCCGCCGCGAGCTCGTGCCGGCCGAGACGCTGACCGATCCCGCGTGGCTCGAATCCCTTGCCCGCGCGACCGTGACGCTTCAGCATCCGCCCGAAGAGGTCCGGCCCGAGACGTACCAGAAGTACAGCGTGGGCGACACGACCGACCCGGACGCGTCCGAGGTCACCGCGGCTGGCGGCCACGTTCGCATCAAGCTCGCGGTTCGCCGGAAAGACGCGCTCGACGCCGTCAGGGATGGCGTGGTCGAGATCAGCCCCGGCTACCAGGTCACATGTGCGGAAACGCCCGGTGTCGACCCGGTCCATGGGCGGTACGACGCCATCCAGATCGCGCGGCGCGCCAACCATCTCGCGATCGTCGATGCGGCCCGGGGCGGCAACACCTGCCACCTGCGCGCGGACGGTCATCAAGAAACTCCCGCGTGGCGCGCGTCGCCCCGGAAGGAGGTCAACGTGAAGTTGCTGGAGTTCCTTCTGGCGCAGGGTGTGACCCGCGCCGACGCCGACACGCTCGTCAACGACGCGTCGATGTCCCCCGCGATGGCCGCGCTGGCCGCCGCACACGACAAGCTCCACGAGAAGCTGTCCGCGGCCGAGCAGGAGCTCGCCGAGGAAAAGGCCGCGCACGCGACCACGAAGGGCTCCGCGGACGCCATGAAGAAGGCGTACGACGACCTCATGGCGGAACGCGGCGGCATGGAAGCCCAGGTCCCGCCGTCCGACAAGAAAGACGCGAAGGAGCCGCTGGCCGACCTCGCCATCCGCTACGGCGCGGCCGTCATGGCCCGTCGCGAGCTCGCGAAGCGCATGGGCGTCGACAAGTTCGACTCGATGGCGCCGGCCGACCTCGACAAGGCGATCGTCCTGAAGTCGGACGCGAAGGCGCCGCAGAACGAGGCGCCCGCCTACTACCGCGCGCGCGCCGACGGCATCGCGGCCCTTCCGGTCGTGGACCCCGCGCGCGAGGCCTGGAACGCCCCGAAAGGCGCTTCGTTCGTTCCGCCGACCGTCCGCGTCGACGGCCTGGACGCGCGCCCGAACGAGACGTGGCTCGAGCGCAGCATGCGCGAGGACGCCGAGCAGAAGAACAAGAAGGCCGCCCCGGCCCAGGAGAACTGACCCATGGGAAACGCCGCCAACACCTTCAGCCAGGGCGCCCAGGACGTTCGCAAGGTCCAGCTCCCCGGCCTCCCTGGCCAGCTCGCGATGTCGAGCTACCTCGCGCGCTACCGCGACTTCACGAACAGCAACCCGCAGGCGAAGCAGGTCTCGACCGGCACCGTCACGGGCGGCACCGGCGCCGGCAACTCCGTCATCATCACGGTCGCCGGCATCACGAAGACCTACACGACCACGTCGTCGGACACGACCACCACGATCATCGCGGGCCACCTGCGTGATCTGCTCAACGCCGACCCGATCCTGGGCGGCATCATGGTCGCCACGGCCGCGAGCAACGTCGTCTATCTGACCGGGTTCCCGGCTGGCGCGGCGTTCTCGGTCGCGTCCGGCACGAACTGCACGGCGGCGACGACCACCACGGCGGCGTCGGCTTCGCCGATCGGGTTCGGCCTCGCGGTCGCCCGGACGACCGAGACGACCACGTCGCTC